GGCGATGAGGTTACGTTTCGTCCGGAGAGCGAGTACGAGTTTCAAGTTGACGGAGAGAAGTTGTATAGGATGTTTGACCACCAGATAACATGCAAGATTCAAAGAAGCTAAAGGAGCGCATCATCGCTGCGGGGCGCATCGCTGTTGAAGAGCTCATCAAGGTGGCTCAAGAGGATATCCTTAAGCCGGGCGAAGACGACGACCTCGCAGCGGACAGGCTAAAGAATGCGGCGGCTACCAAGAAGCTCGCCATCTTCGACGCGCTAGAGATTTTGAGTCGCATCGATTCCGAGGAAGAGGCTTTAGCGGAGACTCCAAACAGGACTGATAGTAAAGTGGGTTTTGCAGAGCGAAGGTCTAGATAGTCTATACACCACTGTGGTGGGGCACGTATCCAAGGGGGTCGTTGCCAGTAAGAACCGTGCTAAGACGTGGCACTACGGCTATAACGAGAAGTACGACATGGTCGTCATCTCTAAGTCGGGGCGGATAGGTGAGGTCATCAATATCAACGGGCTGTGTATCGCCCTTCCTCCCACTCCCAAAGACTTGCCACAGGGGAAAAACCGATGGGTACGCGAGGAGCTACCTAAGTCGTTAAGCCGCATACAGAACATCTTCCAGTGGAACGATATGCACAACGCCTTTAAGGCGAACTGGGTGGACTATATCGAAGCGGAATTCGACCGCCGCGAGGACGGTCATTGGTTCATTAACAATGGTGTCCCTACCTATATGACTGGTTCCCACTACATGTATTTGCAGTGGACAAGTATCGATGTGGGCTACCCTGACTTCCGTGAGGCGAATAGGATATTCTTTATCTTCTGGGAGGCGTGTCGTGCCGACTCCCGCAGCTTCGGTATGGCTTACCTTAAGATTCGCCGTTCGGGGTTCTCGTTCATGGGTTCTTCGGAGTGTGTCAATACGGGTACGCTGGCTAAAGACTCACGGGTTGGGATACTCTCGAAGACAGGTTCGGATGCAAAGAAGATGTTCACGGATAAGGTGGTGCCCATTGCTAACCGACTTCCGTTTTTCTTCAAGCCTATACAAGACGGTATGGATAAGCCTAAGACGGAGCTGGCTTTCCGTGTTCCGGCGTCTAAGATTACGAAGAAGAATATGTACGATATCGAGGCGGAAGAGATTCTCGGCCTCGACACAACTATAGACTGGAAGAACACCGACGATAACTCCTACGACGGAGAGAAACTTCTCCTGCTGGTACATGACGAAAGTGGGAAGTGGATTAAGCCCAACAACATCCTCAACAACTGGCGCGTCACCAAGACGTGCTTGCGTTTGGGAAGTAAGATTATTGGAAAGTGCTTGATGGGTTCCACCTCGAACGCATTGGCTAAGGGAGGTTCCAACTTCAAGAAGCTGTACGAGGACTCTGACCCCGCTATGCGTAATGCCAATGGGCAGACCAAGAGCGGTATGTATTCCCTATTCATACCTATGGAATACAACATGGAGGGTTTCATAGACCAGTACGGGCACCCCGTCTTCCATGCTCAAGAGAAGCCTGTAAAGGGCGTCGATGGTGAGATGATTCGCGGGGGTGCTGTAGACTATTGGCAGGCGGAGGTCGAGAGCTTAAAGAGCGACCCCGATGCGCTCAACGAATTCTACCGTCAGTTCCCACGCACGGAGTCCCATGCCTTCCGTGACGAGAGCAAGCAGAGCCTTTTTAACCTCACTAAAATCTACCAGCAGATAGACTATGCCGACAGCCTAGTCAAGGAGCACTACCTCACGCGGGGGTCTTTCAGTTGGGAGAACGGAATCAAAGACAGCAAAGTAATATTCCGTCCCGACAAGCGCGGTCGTTTCAATATCTCTTGGTTCCCTAAGACGGGATTACAGAACCGATGGATAGACAAGCGTGGTGTGAAATTCCCTGCCAATGAGCACCTTGGTTCTTTTGGATGTGACTCCTACGACATTAGTGGTACTGTGGGTGGCGGCGGTTCTAACGGTGCTCTCCATGGAATGACCAAGTTTCACATGGATGACGCTCCCACCAACCAGTTCTTTTTGGAGTATGTCGCCAGACCACAGACGGCAGAGATATTTTTCGAGGAGGTGCTCATGGCATGCGTGTTTTATGGGATGCCTATCCTTATTGAGAATAATAAGCCAAGGCTATTGTACCACTTTAAGAACCGGGGGTACCGTGGCTTCTGTATGAATCGCCCCGACAAGCATCTTAACAAGCTCTCTAAGACCGAGCGGGAGCTCGGCGGTATCCCCAACAGTTCTGAGGATGTTAAGCAGGCCCATGCCGCAGCTATCGAGAGTTACATAGAGAAGCACGTAGGCATAGACATGGATGGAACCTTCCGTGAGAACGGTGAGATGGGTGAGATGCCTTTCGTTCGTACCCTCGAGGACTGGGCCCGCTTTGATATCAGCAACAGGACTGCTTTTGACGCTACTATTAGCAGCGGTCTCGCTGTTATGGCGAACCAAAAGGACCTGTATACGCCTCAACAGAAGAAGAGTTCAATAAGCATTACCTTGCCTAGGTATACCAATAAGGGTTTCAGGAGCGAACTCAACAGATAAATGAAGGATGTCAAAATCAACATTTCTTCCGCAGGGTTTCCGAGTCAGTTCGTTTCTGACAAAGAGAAAGCCTCGGATGAGTATGGCCTAATGATTGGTCAAGCCATTCAATACGAGTGGTTTAAAAAAGATGGCAACCAGTGCCGGTTTTATGACCAATGGCGAGAGTTTAACCGCTTGCGTCTGTATGCTCGTGGTGAGCAGAGTATCGCCAAGTACAAGAACGAGCTTGCTGTCGACGGCGACCTCTCGTATTTGAATCTGGATTGGACGCCGGTCCCTATCCTTCCTAAGTTCGTAGACATCGTCGTCAACGGCATGTCCGAGAGGGTCTTTAAAGTCAAGGCATACGCCCAAGACGCGCTGTCCCAGTCTAAGCGCAGCAAGTACCAAGACATGGTCGAGGGGCAGATGGTAGCCAAGCCGGTTCTGGAGATTATACAACAGAACTCTGAGGTCAATCCGTTTATGATGGACCCCGACGAGTTGCCTAACAGCGACGAGGAACTTAAGGTCTATATGCAGCTTAACTACAAGCCTGCTATTGAGATTGCCGAGGAGGAGGCCATCAACACCATCCTTGAAGAGAACCACTATACCGACTTGCGCAAGCGTTTAGATTACGACCTTACCGTATTGGGCATCGGGGTATCTAAGCACGAGTTCTTGCCCGGAGCCGGCGTTCAGGTCTCGTATGTCGACCCCGCCAATGTGGTATACAGCTACACTGAAGACCCATATTTCAAGGACTGCTTCTACTGGGGAGAAATTAAGACGCTCCCTATCACGGAGCTCATAAAGATTGACCCCAACCTCACCAACGAGGACTTGGAGGAGATTAGTAAGTACAGCCAGAGCTGGTACGACTACTACAACGTGGCTCAGTTCTACGAAAACGATATCTTCTATCGCGACACAGCTACGTTGATGTACTTCAACTACAAGACGACCAAGAAGATTGTCTATAAGAAGAAGATTCTTGAGGGCGACGGAGCCCGCGTAATTGAGAAGGACGACCAGTTCAATCCTCCCGAAGAGATGATGGAGGAGGGTAAGTACGAGAAGGTCGAGAAGACCATCGACGTATGGTATGACGGCATCATGGTCATGGGCACCAACATCTTGCTCAAGTGGGAGGAAGCTTACAACATGGTGCGTCCCAAGTCTGCCAGTCAGCACGCTCTGCCCAACTATGTGGCTACAGCACCGCGTATGTACAAGGGTGTTATCGAGTCGCTTACGCGGCGTATGATTCCTTTCGCCGACCTCATTCAGATTACCCACCTCAAGCTCCAGCAGGTCATCTCGCGTACCGTTCCTGACGGCGTGTATATCGATGCCGACGGACTCAACGAGGTCGACCTAGGTACGGGCAATGCTTACAGCCCTGAAGACGCACTCCGGCTGTACTTCCAAACCGGTAGCGTTGTGGGAAGGTCGTACACCCAAGATGGGGACTACAACCAAGGTAAGGTTCCTATTCAGGAGCTCAACAGCAACAGCGGTGCGGCTAAGACGCAGATGCTGATTGGCAATATGAATCACTACTTGCAGATGATTCGTGACGTAACGGGCTTGAACGAGGCCCGCGACGGTAGTACCCCAGACCCACACTCTTTGGTGGGCTTGCAAAAGCTGGCCGCCGCCAACAGCAACACGGCTACGCGCCACGTCCTTGACGGCAGCCTTTTTATGTTCCGGTCTCTGGCCGAGGCCCTCACGTACCGTATCAGTGACGTACTAGAGTATGCTGATTTCAAGGAGGAGTTTGTAAACCAGATTGGTAAGTACAACGTCAGTATCCTCGAGGAGATTAGCGAGCTATACCTGTACGACTTTGGCATTTTCATTGAGGTCACCCCCGACGAAGAGGAGCGGCAGCAGCTTGAGGCTAATATCCAAATGGCCTTGAGCAAGGGCGGTATCGACCTTGAGGACGCCATCGACATCCGAGAGATTAAAAACCTGAAGCTCGCCAATCAATTGCTTAAGATTAAGCGCGTCGCCAAGCAGGAGGAGGAGCGCCAGTTCCAGCTTCAGCAGCAGCAGATGCAGGCGCAAGCCAACATGGAATCCCAGCAGATAGCAGCGCAATCGGCTATGCAAAAGATTCAGGCTGAGGCCCAGAGCAAGATGCAGGTCAAGCAGGCGGAGATTGCTTTCGATATTGAGAAGATGCAGGCCGAGGCACGGGCTAAGGCGCAGCTCATGGACCTTGAGTTTCAGTACAATATGCAGCTTAACGGCATGCAAGAGAAGGGTTTACAGCAACGGGAAGACGAACGCGAAAAAGCAAAGGCAGACCGTATCAGTCAGCAAAACTCTGAGCAAAGCAAGCTTATTGACCAACGGAAGAATAACTTACCACCCATGAAGTTTGAATCTAACGAGGACAGCCTCGATGGGTTCGACTTGGCAGAATTTAGTCCACGATAAAATATATATAAATGGAAATTAAAGTACGTGACCTCGGTGAGGTCGAAGCAAAATCTACGCAGCAGGTTGAACAGGAGCTGCTCGATAAGCATGAGGCGGAGGTAAGCGGTGAGACCGCACCTGAGCCTGAGCCTGAGGCGCCTACGCTGTCAGAAGATGACGTAAGGTCTTTCTTGAGCAACCGCTATGGCCGGGAGATTAACTCTTTGGATGAGCTGGCTGAGGTGCGCGAGACGACACCTGACTTGCCTGAGGACGTAGCTGCATACTACAAGTACAAGCAGGATACTGGTCGCGGCCTTGAGGACTTTATGAAAGTCAATCGCAATCTCGAAGATTCCGACGATGACTCACTCCTAAAAGAATACTTTATGGCCACCGAAGACGTCCTCGACGCTGACGACGTAGAGGTACTTATGGAGGACTATAAGTTTGATGAAGACCTCGATGAAGAGGTTGAAATTAAAAAGGCTAAATTAGCCAAGAAGAAAGCTGTTGCTAAAGCTCGGAAGTTCTTCGAAGAGCAGAAGGAGAAGTACCAAGCCCCTCTTGAGTCAAGGGGTGCTGGTTCTCTGGAAGACTCCGAAGAATACCAAAGCTATAAGCAATATGTTGAGCAGGCAAAGACGTACAACGAGGAGCAGGCGCGTAGGAGGGAGTGGTTTGACGAGAAAACAAACGAGGTGTTCAGTGAACAGTTCAAGGGTTTTGAGTTCAACCTCGACGACAAGTCCTATGTGTATACCCCTAGTGACCGTGGTGAATTGAAAAAGCTACAGAAGACTCCAGAGGCTTGGTTAAGCAAGTATCTGGATGACAAGGGCTTGGTCAAGAACGCCAAGGAATATCACAAGTCTTTGGCTGTTGCGATGAACCCCGAGAAGTTTGCCCGATTCTTTTTTGAGCAGGGAAAAGCTGAAGCGGTAGATGGAGTCATGCGCAAGACGAAAAACATCAATATGTCTGAACGCAGCGCCCCGCAAGCCGTATCAAAGGGGGAATTCAAAGTTCGAGCCGTAACGCCCAGTTCGGGTAACGGCTTGAAAATTCGTAGTACAAGAAACAAATCTTAAGAAAACATGGCAGGTTCAGTACAAGTAACCCCGGGGTTTCAACTCCAGCCGAGCGCAGACCAGATTCCGCTCTCGACGAATTACATCACCAATTTCGACTTCCTCAACCAGTATCTCCCTGATACTTACGAGAAGGAGTTCGAGCGTTATGGTAATCGCACAGTAGCATCGTTCCTCCGTATGGTGGGCGCGGAGTTGCCATCCAATTCAGACCTCATTAAGTGGGCTGAGCAGGGTCGCCTCCACACCAAGTATGTTAGCTGTGGAACTACTGCGGCTTCGGCAGCTCCCACCGCTATTATTCAGGTCAATGACATCTTGAACGCTAACGGATTTGTTGGAGGCCATACGGCGAACAACATCGCTATCCGCGTTGGACAGACGGTTATGATTGACCAGAACAACGGTACCGGAAGTAACAAGGCTATTGTCACCGACGTCGACCTTGCAAACAATCGGATTACTGTGGCTTTCTATGACGCTACTGGATACGTTGGTGCTGCGGGTGCTTTTGCGGACACTAACCTTACCATCTTCATCTACGGTTCTGAGTTCTCAAAGGGCACGAACGGAATGGACGGTTCCCTCGAAGCTGAGGACGAAATCTTTGAGTGCAGTCCAGTCATCATGAAGGACAAGTATGCGGTCAACGGTTCTGACATGGCTCAGATTGGATGGATTGAAGTGACCACCGAGAACGGTGCTAACGGATACCTCTGGTACATGAAGTCCGAGCACGAGACCCGTCTCCGCTTCGACGATTATCTCGAGACTACTATGCTGGAGGCTATTCCTGCTGACGTAGGTGGTGCCGGCTCAGGTGCGGCGACTGCTGGCTTCAAGGGCACCGACGGTATCTTCTATACCATCGAGACTCGCGGCAACGTCTGGTCTGGCGGTATCCCCGCTGCTTTGGCTGACTTCGATGCAATCATCTCTCGCTTGGATAAGCAGGGTGCTATCGAGGAGAACGTCATCTTCGTTAACCGTGACTTCGGGTTCGCCATCGACGATATGTTGGCTGCTCAAAACAGCTACGGTGCTGGTGGTACGAGCTACGGCTTGTTCGACAACGACGAGCAGATGGCTCTCAACCTTGGCTTCACGGGCTTCCGCCGTGGTTACGACTTCTACAAGTCTGACTGGAAGTACTTGAATGACCCAACTATGCGTGGTGGTCTCGCTTCTGGCGGCATCAACGGCATGATGGTTCCTGCTGGAAGCACTACGGTCTACGACCAAGTGTTGGGTAAGAACGCCAAGCGTCCGTTCCTCCACGTCCGCTACCGCGCCTCTGAAACTGAGGACCGCCGGTATAAGACTTGGATTACAGGTTCTGCCGGAGGTGCTGCTACCAGCGACCTCGACGCGATGGAAGTCAACTACCTCTCTGAGCGCGCAGTCTGCACTATGGGAGCGAACAACTTCTTCTTGTTCCAAGACTAATTCTAACCGGGTATTGGGGGCGCAATGGGCGCCCCCGCTATCCACCCTCAAATAAATTATTATGAAAAACAAAGTATACCGACTGAAGCGGAAGAATACCCCTATCGCATTTATGATTCCCGGTCGTGGAAATTCACGTAACCCACTTCTTTATTGGGACGAAGAGCGCGGAGAGAACCGCCCCTTGCGTTACGCCCGGAATCAAAAAACTCCATTCGAAGATGAGCAGGACGGAAATGCCGTTGTTGAACCCATTGTATTCGAAGACGGATTTTTAAGCGTACCAAAGACTAACCCTGTATTGCAGGAGTTCCTTCATTACCATCCTATGAATGGTGTTAAGTATGAAGAGGTCAACGAAGAGCGCGACGCTGGCGCTGAGGTTGAGCAGCTTAACCTTGAGGTAGACGCCTTGGTCGAGTGCAAAAACATGAACATCGAAGCCCTTGAGCACGTCTCTCGCATCCTCCTTGGCATCGACCCATCTCGTATCACCACGTCGGAATTGCGTCGCGATATGCTCATCTATGTGCGCCGAGACCCAGAGACATTCCTTCGTGTGGTCAACGACCCCGACCTGAAGTTGCAGTCTAAGATTCAGAGATTCTTCGACGACAACCTGCTTTCTTTCCGCCGCAACAAGACGGAGATTTGGTTCAACGGGCCTACGAATAAAAAGAAACTCGTGACTATTCCTTTCGGTGAAGACCCTGTGGCTTTGGCTACGTCCTATCTACTTAGTGACGAAGGACTCGACCACCTTCGGGCCCTCGATGTTTTAATTTCAGAATAGTACATTTGATTTATGGATAGGTTAATTTCTTTCACCGTCGAACCTTCTGACGGAACCCCGTATCAGAAGTTGGTTAATACCGACAGTATTCTACCCGCTCTGAGTACCGGAGCCTTTCAAGTCTCTGGTTTCTATGGCACCTTTGCGAGTCAATTAGCATGGAATGTAGCCGGTGAGCTTCGTGTTGGTGGAGGAGCCGCCAGTGTGAATGAGCTTTCGGCCTATATCTCCAATGCGCTGCTTTCTTTCAATAGCGTTTCAGGACCTATTCAAGTGGTGGAGCCTAGCCCGATTTTCAAAATCACAAACCTTACAACGCAATCATGAGTGCTAAGTTTTTAGGCCCTTTCGTCTCTTATGAAGGTTACGACCCTTCTGACACTTCCTTTGACAACTATCGCACATACGTGAACTTCAGTAACGTCATGGAGATTTATCAGGATAGCGAGGATGCCGAATATATATCTATGTATAGGCATCTTTATATGGGGACTTCTCCCTCAGGCTCTTTTACTGGCGCCTACCTTGAGTTTTATCCAACAGGCGGAGAGGGCGACGTGTTAGCTGATTCTGATTACGGATTCACTAAGTTTTTGAATAGGAACGTCAGTAACGTCCTTACCTCTTCTCCCGAGCAGGTCGTTATTAAACCTGAATACCCTCAGAGCTTAGCAGCGGTATCTCAGCAAACTTATTGTTCCCCATTCTGATGAAGACGATTTCAATCCCCCGTTCTCGGCAACTAGCAAACGTAGAGAACAACATGTTTGTGAGTGTTGCAACGTGGAACTCATTTGATACCAGCACCTTTGAGTTAGTGTCAAACGCCTCTACCTTCATTACTTCAAACGTTCAACCCGGATACATTGTATTCAACCCGGAGAATTCTTCTAGTTGGGCTGAAGTCGTGAGTGTAGATAGCGAGACTCAGCTCACCCTCAGCGGTGCTTTTTCTACTACTGTTATCGGAGGAACTACTGAGCTAAAGAGGTTTAGTATTGTTCTTCCTGCCGTAGCCTTCTACGTCTCGACCACAGATTTGGCTACCGCAAAAGAATGGTGGTCTACATATAAGGTTGGTGACAGGATTCAGTCTGTAGGACAGCAGAACAAAACCGTAGCAAACCTTGCTGTGGCTACCATTTTAGATATCACTATCGATGTTGATGCGGGCTATGCAGAAATGACGGTAGATAAGCCTATGCAAACAAACAACGATATATTGGTATACAAGCAAGGCGATATTTCGGCAATCCCGGTAAACTACATTAGCGGCATTCAATTTTATCGGTCCTTCGAAACAAGCGATGGCGAGTTTTACGCAGATATTGCTATGGGCAACGGTGACCAGTATTCCTTATACCCACTTACCGAAGTGCTGAATAGTGCCGAAGACGTGATTGCGCTTCAGCCTAAGTTTGAGGCGGCTATTATGAATGCTGTTTCGGAGGTGCTCCGCGCTCCGTGGCCTACTGCAAATGCCATGATTGAAGATTCATATGGCTGGGACCTCTTATTCAATTAATAATCGGTATCACTTACTACCAGAGAAAGCCACCTTCGGGTGGCTTTTTCGTTTGGCGCTATCTTTAGGGAATGATTAACTCCGTGCGTAATACGGTCTTGTCGATTCTGAACAAGAACAACTACGGTTACGTCTCTCCCTCCGACTTCAACCTGTTTGCTAAGCAGGCGCAGCTAGAGATTTTTGAGGGATACTTTACCGACCTCAACAACACTATCAACGCAGAGAACGCCCGTATGTCGGGCACGGACTACGTCGATATGAACAAAAGCATTCAGGAGTCTATCGACATCTTCTCTGTCACCAATGTCCTTACTCAACAGGGTGGCCCCATTTCTAATACGTTTAGTGTGCCATCCCTTGCAACTACGGGTGACGACTACTACCTACTAAACAAGGTGCTTTGTTTGAACAATGGCGTGTATTCTGCTGAAGCTTCTGCCGTTAGTCACAGCCGCATCACAATGCTCAACAACTCAAACTTAACTGCGCCGTCCGCTCAGTATCCAGCGTATGTGGTTCAGGGCAATACCCTTACTGTATTTCCAAACACGTTTGATGCGGCGGGAGATGTTCAGGCCCAGTATATCCGATACCCCTTTGACCCTAAGTGGACATATACAATCCTTGGCAACGGTGAGCCGGTGTTTACTCAAACTGGAGACTACCAAGACTTTGAGCTACCGATTGACGACGAGCCTAAATTGGTGTATCGCATCTTGCAGATGGCAGGTATTAGTATCCGCGAGGCTGATGTGTATGGGTTTGCCAAAAACGAAGAGGCACAAAGCAAACAGTAATGGCGTACATCACAGACTATCAGTACTACGAGAACGACGGTAACGCACCCGAGAATGCCAATTGGGGCAGCTACCAGTACGTCTCGTTAGAGGACATCGTCAACAACTTCCTGTTGATGTATAGTGGCAACCACTCTTCGGTCAACAACGAGGAGCGGTACAAGGTCTTGTTTCATGCCAAGCGTGCTATACAGGAGTTGAATTACGACGCGCTCAAGGAGATTAAGGTTCTCGAGCTTGACGTGTGTGATACACTTCGCTTTGTGCTCCCCCAAGACTATGTCAATTGGGTACGTATCTCCCTGTATAAGGACGGAGTTCTTCGACCGTTAACAGAGAACATCCAGACGAACTGGAGCTCTGCGTACCTACAGGATAACAACTGCCGTATCCTTTTCGACGAGAACGGACAGATTCTAAGGCCCCAAGACTCGACCCTAGATGTCAACCGCATTGCCGGAACCAACCGCAGCATATACCTCAACGAGAACAGCCCCTTAAACGGAGAGGAGGGGTACTACTACGAGGGATGTTGGTATTTCGACTGGGCTATCGGAGCGCGGTATGGCCTCAATACCGAGACGGCTAACGCCAACCCTACGTTCAGCATCAACAAGAAGGGTGGCGTCATCAATTTCAGCAGCGGCATGGCTAATGAGCTTTGTATCCTTGAGTATGTCAGCGATGGCATGGAGTCGGGAGACAACTCTGAGATTAGCGTAAACAAGATGTTTGAGGACTACGTGTATGCGTACATTCAATATGCTATCCTTGACGCTAAGCTGGGCGTACAGGAGTACGTAATTAGGAGGGCCTTAAAGAAAAAGAGTGCTTTGTTGCGCAACGCGAAGATTCGTGTAAGCAATATCCATCCGGGTCGGTTGCTGATGAATATGCGTGGTCGCGATAAGTGGATTAAGTAATGTCAAATCTGGTAAGGAACTTCATCAAGGGGCGTATGAACAAGAGCGTCGACGAGCGTCTTGTTCCCCAAGGAGAGTATATCAACGCTGAGAATATCCGCATGGGTTCCACTGAGGACTCGGAGATAGGGGCGGTAGAAAATACCAAGGGCAATACCCAACTTACCACGCTGGTGTACCCACCTACGGGAACGGTCTTAAGCGATAACGCCACCTGCATAGGGGCGTATAGCGACGACGCTAATGAGACGCTGTACTGGTTCGTTCATGACCCATCCTTTACTGAAGGAGCGACAGGCAAGCTTGACCTTATTGTTTCCTTTAACACGCGCTCCGAAGACCTCGTGTATCATATCGTCAGCATCGACGACGGTGGCGGAGATGATACCACGCTGAACTTCAACCCACAGTATCTGATAACTGGCATCAACTTGGTTGATGGGCTGCTGTTCTTTACCGACGACGCCAATCCGCCACGACGAATTAACGTTACACGCTCGTACCCTCAGCCCGTAGCTAACATCGACGACAACGAGCTTGGAGACAGGGTTATGGTTCTTAAGGGTATTCCTCTTGCTTCGCCTTCTTTGGCGCTCATTGAGGTAGACAACTCCCAGAACAACTATATGGAGGAGCGCATCATCTGCTTCGCGTATAGGTACCGATATGAGGAGGGTGAGTACTCGGCTACCTCACAGTTTACCGGTCCGGCATTTACTGCTGGCTCTTTCTTTTTCTCTGCCGAAAGCCTTACTAACGAGGGCATGGAGAACCAGACTAACAACGCTCTGGTGACCATAAACACAGGCGGCAATCTAGTCAAGGGATTCGACCTCTTATTTAAGGAGATGGACGATAGCATCGTCCGCGTTATAGAGCGGTTTGATAAGCAGCAAGACGGTATTCCCGACGACTCTACATTCACTTACGAGTTTGACAACAGCAAGATTTTCACCATCCTTCCTGAGAGTGAGATACTAAGGCTGTATGACAACGTCCCGCGCTTAGCACAGGCGCAGACCTTGATGGGGAATAGGCTCGTCTATGGCAACTACCTCGAGGGCTATGACCTTATCGAGAGGCCCGGAGTGCCTATCCGCCTCAACTATTTTGTTACGCATATTAAAGAGGAGCTTGGAAACGCGAGTGTTTCTTTCACCATCTCGAACGCCACTACCTATCTGTTGGATGGTCAGGGGCTGACACCGAACCTGACGATGGAGATTACCATCACAGACTTCACTAACGTGGAGATGGGTGACACCTTTGAGATATCGGTCGAGGCAAACCACGAGTCTTGGACTACTGTTTCTGGAACGTCACCCACTTCTACTGTTCCTGTCGACTCTGTTGTTTCTTGGACATATACCGTCGACGCCGACTACAATACGTTGGCCGATATGTGTACCAGCCCCGGGTTCTCCAACAGCTTAGGTACCCCAACAAACATTGAGACCGACCCGGCCCTTTATGCCAACTCCGACCAGTCCATCTTTACCAATGCGTGGAATAACATTTTCCCTCTAACGGCTACTGGTGGCACTCCCGACCCACAAAACTTGGTGGGTACGGGCGTCAATCAAATCGGCGACTCTATCCTAGGTACCGTTG